GAATGCACCCACGCCCATCCAGAATGCCCCAGCGTCAACGACCGCGCACGCCTGCTCGGCTCCCCGGCCGCACGACGTGCCAACCCGTTCTATGCCGTAGACGTAGGGCGGCCCCACGTAGTTAGCCACATGACAGTCGCGGGTCGTCAGGATCAACGATTGGCCCTGCACGTTGACGCCCGCCAGGATCTGCCCGGAGGTGTTTAGCTCAAGGTCGCCAGCCTCGTTTGTCGCGGCCGCAGCCCAGGTGTTGTTGTCTTCCCGGTCGCTCCACTGCACCTTGCGGGGGTTGCCGCCAGCGCCAAGCGCAAACAGGAACCGCTCCTGGGTTACCAGGATCCCGCGGTTGCTCGTGGGGGCGTTGCTCAGTACCGCCGCGGCGGACGCCGTGTTGAGCTGCCACTCGTAAATCTTGCCGTCGTCGGCGTTGCAGGCCACCAGGTATTCGCCCCACGGCTGTAAGTGCCAGGACGTCGCTGGGTCAATGCGTGAAAAGTCTGGCCGCGCGATGCCGTACGAATAGCTGCCAAAAAAGGATCCGCCAAACCCGGTGTTCGCGTCGGCGTCCTCGCGTCCGGCAGTCAAGCCAGTCGGGGTGATGTCGTATTGAATGCCAGCGTCGGAGTAGACGTACAACTTATTGTACGACCCGGCGGCAATCCATCTGTCGTTTGAGTTATCAATCCAGGTCATCATGCCGCGCAGCTTGGCATTCCCCGCGGTGCTGGATCTGGTGCGCCAACCGCCAATCGGTCGCATAACGCCGTCATGCCAGCGAACGAGATTGGCGTCGCGCCAACGCCCCATGCTCTGCAAGTCAGTCCCGTTTCGATAGACGCCAGCCGGGATGTTTAGGTCAATTAGGGACATGCACGCCTCACGTTAACTTGGATGGTATTATGTTACCATATAAGGGTTTGAACGCAAAAGGACGGCGCAGAGCCGTCCAGTCGCCTCGTCAGTAAAATCATCAAAGTTGTACTCAACGTCGTTGACCGTGATGGTGTTCTTTTCCTTTTTTGCCATCTGTCAGTTCCTTATGAGTTTGCTGCAATAGCTGCATTAACAGCGGTCATATCTTCTGTAGTCCAGAAGTCTTTAGCAACCATCAACTGTAGATGCTCTACGTTGCGTGACACAGTGTCAGCCCAATCAGCATCGTCCATGTCCTCTGGTTTGCCAGCGTTCAATAGATCAACAGAGTGACCCATTGCTGTGTAGTGTTGTGCGATTTCTTCCGCAGTTGGTGTATCAGTCATGTCTTTCTCCTTTTCTGACTGGTTACGATTAAGCTACTTTTACGATGATCTTAGCGCGACCATCGTCTTCTATTGCGATTACCTTACCCACAGCCGACATATATTGCTCAAGTGTTGGTGAGGATACCGCTTGTCCAGCGATGCCTGTTCCGTCCTGCACAGGCACAATAAAGTCACCGACAGTGGCACCCGTTACATTAACAGGAACCTGACCTGAGAACGCGATGCGATCCACTGCCTGTCTCGCTGCTTCCATGTCGATAAGGTATTGTTCGTAATCTTCGTGCTCTGTGTCGATGGACAGGTCATCTTTAACTGGAGGCTCAACGCCCCATGTATCTCCCCCCACATATGAAGGGTCAGTTGATTTAACCACAAAAGATATTGCGTCAGCCCAAACTGTTGTCAGCTTACCGTTTACGTCAATTCCGCAAACGTCGCCCTTATTGATTGTCACGGACGCATCCGCTTTTGTCATGTATTCCGCGTAGTCTGCGCCAGATGCGTTGAGTGTACCCGCCGCGTTGATTGAACGATTATTGTTAGAGTTCTTAGCGACCTGTATAGCTGTCGGATTACTGTTATACCCCACGCCATCACACGAGAAAAATCTAGCAGTGTCTGTCGAGGCTGCATTATACGCCGTTACGGTAAGTATGTGACCGCCTTGCGCCGTATTTGCATTTATTCTGTGGTGCGCAGATGTGTACCAGTATGATCCTGTTGAACTTCCCGCATTCAACGATGTGTAACCACTACCATTAACAGCAATGCGTGGATTACCATTTCCATCTGATAAAACAATATATGCGCTTGCAGTACGAATATCTAGGTTGTTTTGGTTGCCGTTGTAGCCGCCGATAATTACATTGCTTGCCCCCGTGGTCATCAGATAACCAGCGGCGTAACCAGAACTTGTGCTGTTACCAATATAAGTGTTGTAACTACCTGTGGTATTTAACAAACCAGTTGCACGACCTATAAATGTGTTTCCAACACCTGTGGTATTGTTTGCCCCGCTATCCGTGCCAAAAAAGGCAAGGTTTGTTCCTGTGGTATTATCAAAACCCGCAGTGTGTCCGACAACTGTGTTATTACTTGCGGTGTTAACTGCGAGAGCTTGTTGCCCAATAGCAATGGTATTGCCGCCTGTGGAATTTGAATAATTTGCTTTCCATCCAATAGACACGTTGCCCCAACCAGTAGTGGTTGAGTATCCTGCGTAGGCTCCCAAAGCCACTCCGTATATAGCAGTAGTATTACTATACGCAGCCTGATACCCAACCGCTGTGTTGTCGCTGGCGGTGGTGTTTTGGTTTAGAGACTGACGCCCTATCGCTACATTGGATGAACCTGTGGTATTATCTTCCAGAGCCAAATAACCAGACGCAACATTGCTTGCACCTGTGGTGTTGGAGTAGAGAGCCGAACGTCCCACAGCAGTGTTTGCATCAGCCGTTGTAGCGTTTTGCAATGCTCTCGCACCTAAAGCCGTATTGTAATCACCCGTAGTATTTTCAAGCAATGCTACCATACCAAACGCAGCATTCTCAAAACCGTCAGTATTATCCCGCATAGCATTATGACCAAATGCAGCGTTGTAGTAACCTGTGGTGTTAAACTTCAGAGCCTCTTTACCAAACGCAGCATTTTCTGAGCCTGTAGTATTACTATACCCAGCCTGATACCCCATAGCAGTGTTGTTGCTGGCGGTGGTGTTGCTGTACAATGACTGGTTGCCCAAAGCCGTGTTAAACGTACCAGTTGTGTTGGTGCGCAGACTGTTATGGCCAAAAGCTGAGTTATTACCGCCAGTGGTAGTATACTGCATTGAGGCATAGCCCATTGCTGTATTCTGTATTGCATCGGTATTTGAGTTAAGAGCATATGCACCCACCCCAGTGTTATAATACCCACCAGTGTTGTACTCTACCGCCGCATAACCAACGGCAGTGTTTAGTGAGTTTCCGTTGAAACTAGCTTTTTGCAAAGAGTAGGCACCCACAGCCACGTTACGACCCGCAAGGGTTGCGTCACCCATCGCAAAAAAACCAAGGGCAGTGTTTCTTTCGGCGGTAGCATCTTGGAGCGACTGATACCCTACAGCAGTGTTACTGCCGCCAGTGGTGTTGTTAGCTAATGCAGAACGACCCAAGGCAGTGTTATTGCCGCCTGTTGTATTAGCCCCCAATGATGATTTGCCAACAGAGGTGTTATTCGATGCAGTTGTGTTGGCATCCAGTGCCGCCTGACCGATTGCTACGTTTGCGCCACCTGTCGTATTTGCAGCAAGTGCATTCTGACCAAGTGCAACGTTTTCCGCACCTGTTGTATTAGCATATGCCGCCTGATACCCAACGGCTGTATTGCTGTTTGCTGTGGTGTTTGATGTAAGAGCCTGACGACCCACTGCCGTGTTGCTTCCACCTGACGTATTTAAAGATAAAGCGTTTGCACCTAAAGCGGTGTTGTGTGATCCAACGGTGTTTGCGCTAAGTGTATAATTACCAAAACCTGAATTGGTTGCACCCGTGGTGTTAGCTGACAAACTGTTTGCACCAACCGCTGTATTGTAACCGCCAGACAGTGATCCATCATCTAGGGAAGCATTACCAAGAGCCACGTTTGCTGTACCAGTAGGATAATTCCCATCCAGCTTAATTGTGCCGCCATCGACTGACAGGTTGCCGCCAATGGTTAACCCTGTCAGCGTACCAAGGCTCGTCACGTTAGCCTGCGCGGCAGTTGCCAGCGTACCAGTAATGCTTGTGTTGGCTGTCAGCGTTGTAAACGTACCAGCCGCCGCTGTGGTGCCGCCAATGACAGATCCGTTAATCGTTACACCGTCCAACGTGCCAGAGTTGATATCAATGCCAGTGACCGGGGTCGTGCCGTCAAGCAGATCGTCCAAGTTGTCAAAGTTGGTATTGATCTTTTCGCCCCAGGTATCCTCTGACGCGCCGACTTCTGGCTTAGTTAAGCCGTACGTGGTGGTGGTGGTATCTGCCATTGCTCAACTCCTTAGTGTTCGCCAAGGCGCAGTCTTCCGTCGATGTGAGGGGAAAACGAGCCGCCCCGACCCGTTGTGCAAATTATCTCACAAAGCGTCGGATCCGCCAAAAATTCATGCTACGCGGCCTCGCTCCAGGTATCGCTTGCCTGGGCGCTGTCAGTCCAGGTGTCAGACGCCGCGTCGACGCTCGTCCACGTCTCCGCCGTATCCGCGGTGGGTTCCCATTTCTCGATGGCGTTTGCCGTGAATGTAGCCGCCGTCGCAATTGCCGCGCTGTTGTCATCGACGCGCACCGCAAACGCAGACACGGACGACGCCAGTGTGACTGACAGGGATACGTTATTGACGACCGCCGCGACCGCCGTGACCGTCAACGCAGGCTCAACCGTCGGCGCGACGTCAACCACAGTCACAAATGACGCGGATCCACTCAGCGCCGCCGCCGGGGTGGCGTCACCCTCACGGACGCGCTGCGCTGACG